AGCATCCGGTACAATTGCAAGGGCAAGTTCCTTTTATATCATATGCTTTTCCGTTGATAACAACGTGAAATACACGATTTGACGGCAGTGTTGAAAACGTCCATACGCCCCGCCCTAGTTTGGTGTTTCCGTTAATCAATACGGGATTTATCCAACCAAATTCAGGCGAAAGAATTTTTTCATTTTCGGGATCATACAAAATTCCGTATGATTCATAAATTTCGCGCTTGCTTTTTTTAATTGTGAGTGACATAATAATAAATACCCCTTTTCAATAATTTGTTATGTTAGAGTTTCAAAGTGTTGCATTGTGGGCGCCCTTGCAATAATTGCAGTTATTACAAGGGCATTTTTTACCGGCGTGTTTTCCGGTTTTCCGCCTCTTTCAAGGCGTCGCCGATAAAGTCCCGCGTTAGATTGTCCAGCGCGTCCCGTTGTGTTTCAAAAAATCCGGGATTTTCGCGGATAATTTCGGCGGCCTTATCGTCGTAGAATTTGCAAAGCTGACAAGACGGGCGGACGGACCCAAACGGCCGGTATCCGGTAACGATTGCGACGGACTCATAACCGAAATAATTAATGTATACATCCGCGTTCCATCCATAAACGCCAGCGGTATAATACATCGGTTCAGACCGTGACAAGAGGTGCTGCAGGCTGCAATAATTAGCCTGAATAATAATGTTGTTAAAGTTAACGACGTGTTTCCGGGTTGTGCGTTCTTTCATTTTTCTATTTCCTTTCAATTTATTTTGATTTGTTTCCGGGATCCGCTTTGTTTTCCCGTGTATACCAGCCGGTTATATTTCCCGGTTGGCATAAGCTGAAAAACAATGTTTAACCGTATATCCTCGCGGCCTTATTCATGATGCGCGTTTCCTCTCTTTTTGCTTTCGCCTGCACTTTTTTTCGCGTTTCCGCTTTGTACATTGTCCACCATACGACGCCTGTAACGTTGTTGATGAATTCCATTTCTATAGTGTGGAAACCATCAAAGTCAACATAATGGTACCAATTGCAAGTGATCACTTTATTCATTGTTTTTCCCCCTTGATTTATTGTGGCTATATCTTATCACGGCATACCGTATATTTCAATTCGCAAAATGCACAAATCTATAATGAAATACCGTATATTTTTATAGCAATTTCGACAACGATTGCAACATATTGCACAACGTGCCCGGATCCCGGCGCCCCGGCGGGCAATTTCTATATAATAAGGAAAGGAAACAACGCAATTATGCCCCGTACCGATGCACAACGACGCGCACAAAATAAATATGATGCAGCGCATTACACAAGCCTGACAATTAAAGTCACCAAAGAATACGCGGATACAGTCCGCGCCGTATGCGCTGCCGCGGGCGTTGCCCCCGCCGCAATCATGCGCGCCGCGCTGGATAAATTCATAAAAGAGAATGCAACCGGCGACAATGCAACCGGCGACGCGTCCCCGGATCCGCCCAGCGGGCAAGAGGTACAACCATAAACCTATTAATCCCATAGGATTATAGAGTTATTGTGTACCATGGTATCTATGACAATCCGTAATAGATAGCTATGTATGAGAGATTGTAATAGATGGGGATGTATGAAAGAATGTCATATCTAAGTGTAAAGTAAATCTACATGACGCCAAAACTTGAAACTTCGTGCCCGCGCTGGGCGTACAAGTGTCCGCGTACGGCGTACAGATTCAGGGTAGGGTTAACGTTAATCTCGTTAAATGCGTATTATTTACTATCTTTTCAGGGGATCCGGTAAACATAACTGCCGATTCTCTCTGTTATGTCAACTCTTGTGCAGCAGGGCGGGAAATGGTTAACATAAATTGGTTGCATGGTAGTTGACATAAATGGTGACAAATTGTAACCCTGTACCCACCCACCCGGGCGTCCGGGGATATGGGTTGTGCGCGAGGGCGCTGGTAAGTGCTTCAAATATCCCCCATCAACAAAAAGGCCACCTCCAAGTATACAACTATGGTGTAGTTAAATAGCTGTTACGGCAGGCGAGTTTCGGAAAATCCTTGTTAAAAATTCCACTGTCCCGTCTTGTCCCATCACTGTCCCATGTGTTGTCCCATGGAAAAAGTGCACAGATATGCTGTTTTTATTATAATATATATACTATACGCTGTTTAAAAGTGAATATATTTGATCAAATAGGACAGTGGGACAAGAAAATGAGGTTATAACGTGAGGAAAATTATATTTTGTGCAAAAGTGCGATTTCGCATAATATAAAAGGGAAATCGTGTCCCGTCTGTCCCATGTCCCATACTATAGTTGTTTAGGTGATCAGATTTGGGTGGTTTTACGGCTTTTCTGGAACTTTTCAGAAAGGTCTTTATTTTTTGCCGCAGGCATGTTACACTTACGTTGGTGACAAAATAATTACGGGAGTGTGAATGTGCATGGCGGAGAGAGACGAGAAGCTGATTGAGCGGTTGATAGGGATGGATGATGTGGAGGCGTGGAAGGATGCGTACACGCTTTGTATGCATCTGATAGAGGAGGACGCGTCGGAAGTCATGGATGCCAGCGGGGCGTTGGTGGCGGAGGAGAAAAATTCCGAAAATGTAAAAAAGGCGCTGGAGTACGGCAGGCAGATACGGAGGAGGCTGGCGAAGCAGTTGAAGGCCGGGGATGCGCGGGGAGAGTGGCTGTACTGGAGACTGCTGCTCATGGCAGCGCCGTTCGATTTCGATAGTTACTGCCGGTATATAGAGAAGGATAGGGAACCGAGCAAGCGGTTCTACGAGCCGAGGCGGAAACAGTTATATCCGATTGCGGTTGCGCTCCAGCGGCTGGAGGACAACGAACTCGACCTTCTGGCCATCTCCCTTCCTCCTGGCGTCGGCAAGACAACGATTGCCATCTTCTATGTATGCTGGATCTCCGGGTTGCACCCTGAGTTGCAGACGCTGATAGGCAGCCACAACAGTGAGTTCCTGAAAGGCGTGTACGATGAGTGCCTGCGGATCATGGACAAGGACGGGGAGTATTGCTGGCACGATGTGTTCCCAAAGGTGCCTATCTGTGGCCAGAATGCGAAGCACATGAGGATTGACCTTGGAAGGCGGAAGAGGTTCCAGACGATTGAAATGACGTCTTTGGGAGCCGGGAACGCCGGTAAGGTGCGCGCTACGGATCTACTGTACTGCGACGACTTGTGCGAGGGCATCGAGCAGGCCATGTCGACGGATCAGATGGACAAATTGTGGGCAAAGTATACCGTTGACCTCCGCCAGAGGAAGCAGGGGAACCGGGTAAAGGAACTGCACATCCAGACGCGCTGGAGTATTATCGACGTTGTTGGCAGATTGCAGGATATCTACGCCGGTGATGACCGGGCGGAGTTCATCAATCTCCCGGCGCGAGACGAGGAAGGCCACAGCAACTTTGACTACCCGTTCGGCCTTGGGTATACAGATGCCATGCTGGATGACCTTGAGCGAAGCATGGATGATGCGTCGTGGCGTGCATTGTATATGGGCGAACCGATTGAACGAGAAGGGCAGTTGTATGCTCCAGAGGAGTTACGCCGGTACTATGCTCTTCCGGAAGGCGACCCGGACGCCATTGTTGCCGTCTGCGATACCAAAGAGCAGGGATCCGACTACTGTGCGATGCCGGTGGCCTACAAATATGGCGACGACTACTATATAGATAGATGGATTTGCGACAATGGTAAACCGGATATCATAGAGGAACGCATTGTCAACATCCTGCACGAACTGGACGTCGGCATGGTGCGGTTTGAAAGCAACCGAGGAGGCACTCTGTTTGCCGATAACGTCCAGAAGGGACTGGTGGCCAAGGGCAGTCACTGCCATGTGACGACCAAATGGAACCAAACCAATAAAGAAACGAGGATACTGGTTGCATCCTCGTGGGTGAAATCGCACTGCCTGTTCAAAGCAGAGAGTGAGTATGAAGGCAAGGGGCAGGGAAGTCGCCTCGACAAAGAATACCGTCTCGCCATGCGGCAGCTTACCGGCTACACAATGTCCGGGAAGAACAAAAACGACGACGTTGTTGACGCTCTGGCCGACCTTGAGAACTTCGCGAAGACGTTTTCTCATGGCGTGGTGACTATCAGGAAGAGATTCTTCTGATGAAAAGTCCGTAAAAAATCTATTATAATTCTTAATCGCTGTAAACTAAATACAAAAGTTATGAGAAAATCCCAAATAGTGGTCAAAATGCCAACTATCTGGGATTTTTTGTTATTTATTTTCTTCTTGTATAATAGTAAAATGACAATAGGCATAATGATTGCTCATAAGTTCGTCTCTGACCTTTCCACGGGGTTAATGCGTTCTTTTGGCTCA